TCTACTGGTGCTATTGCAGGTACTGGTGGTAAAGGCGGAGAACCAGGTGTATATCTACCACGTAGAAAGAAGAAACACGATCCAGTCATGATGGGAATGGGTCACAGAAAAGCACCAAAAATGTAAGGTCTGGCCATGTTTAACATGTTCTCACCTGATTACATAATTAACTGGTTTTTGGGATTACTACCAACTTGGGTGCCATGGGCAATCATCGGTTTCGGTGTTGCCCTTTTTCTTTTGTCGAGTATACTACATAGACTGTTACCTTTATTATATCGGCTAGGCATAACTATACTTTGTTTAATTCTAATTGGTTTTGGTGGTTGGATTGAAGGACGCCAAAATATATTGATACAAGGTGCCAAAGAAGTTGAAAAGGTTGTTGTTCAACAAAAAGTCATCACTAAGGTTATTGTTAAGAAGTATAAAGAAAATATCCAAAAAATTGAGGTAGTCCATGATAAAATTGCTCAAACTATTACAACCAAAGATGATAATATGTGTACTGTTCCTGAATCTTTTGTACGGTTGCACGACAGCTCCGCTACGAATACCATTTCCGGATCCGCCGGAGGAACTGATGGTACCGCCTCCGGTATTGCACTCTCTGAGGTCGAACGGACAATCAACGACAACTACACCACCTACAACAAAGTCGCAGAGCAATTAAAATTACTCCAAGAATGGGTAACAAAACAAAAGGAGTTGAATCCATGAAATCATTATTACTGTGTTGCATTTTGTTACTATCTGGTTGTTCTTCAATACAATCAGCACTCTTTGTTGCACACTATGACAACAATGAATATGGTTTGGTGAACAAAGTTCGTACTGATGCTTTGTTGAAAAATTGTAATAAAGAAGGCATACAAGTAATGTATGAAGATGCTTTACAATTGAAGAACTATAGCCAATATCTACCACGTAATGATGTCACTATAAAGATGAATAATGACCTGTTCACGCTTGTAGATGAGTTACACCAAAAGGATACATTTAGTCCAGCCTATTGTGCATTAAAACTAAATACCATATCCAAGTCGGCAGAAAAAATACAACAAGCAATTGGAGGAGAGCCAAGATGAATCCCATACAAGATTTAGCAATTCAAGCAAACGGTTATCAACAAATGTATAATGATGGTCAAATAACTGCCGAAGAATACAAAGAGTTAATCAATGATATGAATATCGTTGGTAGAATTAATGCAAATGCAGACCAACTTCAAGAAGATGACCAACATCATGCTATGTTGATGGCTGCATTAAGTTTAGCGGAAGCACTAGCATAATATGGAATTAACTAAAGACCAACTAAGACAAATTATACCAAAGAACCCATATTTGGATCATTGGTATAGTGACTTGTCACAATTATTGCCAGATTACGAGATTAATACGGCCCAGCGTATTGCTGGTTTTTTGGCTCAATGTACACATGAGTCAAATGACTTTACCGCTCTAAAGGAAAACCTAAATTATAGGGCTGCATCATTACGCAAGTTGTTTCCTACACATTTTGAGACTGATGAGATTGCAAATGACTATGCAAGTCGTCCAAACAAACAGGAAGCGATTGCTAATAGATTGTATTGCAACCGTATGGGTAATGGTGATGAAGCGTCTGGTGATGGTTATAGGTATTGTGGCCGTGGCCTGATCCAAATCACAGGTAAAGATAATTACTTTTGGTTTGCAGCTAGTATTGAAATAACACCTGAAGATGCATCACAGTATATGCAAACATTTGAAGGTGCATGTCAATCTGCATGTTGGTTTTGGGAAACTAACAACCTAAATCAATATGCTGACAGAGGTGACATCCTTACTCTTACTAAAAAGATTAATGGTGGAACAATTGGTCTAGATGACCGTAAAGCACGTTATGCTAAAGTGCTCCATATTTTAGGAGCATAATATGCATGACCATAAACTATTTGCTGGAGCAGCATTATTACTAATATTGCCCCTTTCGTTGGCGTTTTTTGGTCATGACCAATTTCGCTATCCATGTCAAGACCCATTAAATTGGGATAAAGAGGAATGTAAATTCCCTATATGCGATGTTACAAGAACTTGTCCAGAACAAATTTTCAAAGGTCAAAGAGACCCTAGATTGGGTCCGCCACCATCTCCTGACCAACCTCAGTCACAGAATCAATCTGTTATTTCATCAAAACAAACTTCAACAGGAGCTAGTTGTGGAAAATAATGTACCTTTCATGTATACAGAAGACCAGCTTATGGCTCGTCTTAAATTTTTTATTGGTATCTGTTTAGCATTGACGCTAACTGGTATTGTCTTTGTTGTGTTATATTCTATCATATTCATTACTCAACCATTGAATGCTATTAGTCCTATCGACCAAAAGTTCTTTGAAATGATTATCCCAATTGCTACATTCTTGACCGGTACATTGTCTGGCATTATGTTAGCAGGTGGCGACAAAGATTTAAAAGCAAAGGCCTTAGATGCAGCAAACAGACCAACGCCAGTTTCTCCCGCACCAACAACTCCAAACATATCACAAAGCGGGTTTACAACACCTACAGTATTTGCGCCAACACCAGCACCAACACCGGATCCTGCACCAAGTCCAGTTGCCGGTTTCAACGGCAAGTTAGCACCACCTCCTGCACCACAACCTTTAATCTAAGGAAGTAAAATGAAGAAAATCTTACTAGCATTATCAATTGCACTAGCAACATCATCGTTTGCATCTTTGCCTCCTGATCCAAATGGTAATACAAAAAAGGTATGCGAAAAAACCAAAGATTCAAAAGGCAAAGAAAAAGAAGTTTGTAAAGTGGTCAAGATTCATAAGAAGCTTGAAGGCACACCATTGCCTGAAAAGAAATAAGCTGTCACGCAAATTGCATTAAGGAAGAGGCTGTCAAGAAATGACTTTAGATGACGATATCCGTGTAGACGTTGGAGTCCTAAAGTCGCAGGTCTCAACCTTAACTACACTTTGCGGGAAAATGGATCAAGTAATAGAAAAACTGGTGGATCAACACGACCGTCACCTGGTCAAAGTCTATGAAAGCATAGATGCAAGACGTAAGGAGACTGATATGGACATCAAAGAACTTCACGAGCGTATTGATGTTGTTTTGGATAAAGTGCAAATATCCGAAAAGACTTTACTAGAAGAAATCCAAAACTTGCGTAAAGATATGCAAGAACACAATACCAAGGATAGAGAAAACATTGAAAAACTTCTTGAATGGAAATGGATGATTGCTGGCGGCATACTTGTTCTTTCATGGTTGCTTTCTAATGTAAAATTTGATATACTACCTTTGAAATGAACTCTATCTTTATATTATGTCCGTATTTGTTGACCGTAGATTCCTACTTGAACTCTCGCCAAAGTTACCTCGGTTCGTAAAGAAAAAAGACGACCTGTATAACTTTCGGTGCCCTCTCTGTGGAGACTCACAGAAAAATAAAACCAAAAGCCGTGGTTATGTTTACCGCAAAAAGAATGACTACTTTTATATGTGTCATAACTGTGGTGCATCCACATCTTTCTATAACTTCCTAAAACAGGTTGATCCAAACTTGTGTGAAGAGTATTCCTTGGAAAGATACAAACAATCAGCCAATACCAATTCACCAGAACCAAAGTTTACCGAAACCAAAGTTTTGCCTGTTTTTAAAAAGCAGATTAACTTACAAAGTATTGATAAATTGGAAGATGGTCATTTTGCCAAAGAATATGTACTTGGTAGAAAAATACCAGAAGAATTCTATGGCGAATTGTTTTATGCTGAAGATTTTAAGAATTTTGTAGATGACATTGGTGTTGAAAAAGATGGCCTGATTGCTGGTGATAAACGCTTGGTTATTCCATTCTATGACAAAGACAGGAATCTAACCGGAATACAAGGCAGGTCACTATCAGAGTCTAAGTTACGTTACATCACAATCAAAGTCAAGGAAGACGTTCCAAGAATCTTTGGCCTTGACCGTGTGAATGAAGAAGAGAAGGTTTATGTCTTTGAAGGACCAATTGACTCGATGTTCATTAAGAATTCTGTGGCTATTGCAAGTTCGGCTTTGGAGTCGGCCGCAGAGCACCTAGATAAGTCAAAACTGGTACTTGTGTTTGACAATGAACCAAGGAACAAAGAAATTGTCAAGTTGATGGAACACGCCATAGATAACCACTTCAATGTGGTGATATGGCCTGAAATGATTAAGGAAAAAGATGTGAATGAAATGATATTACAAGGATTTGACAAAGAAGAATTGTGTGATATAATAGAGAAACACTCTTACATAAACCTAAGAGCAAAAATGGAATTTATTAACTGGAAGAAAGTATGAACGTTGAATTGATTAGTTATTCACAAGGACCCAGCAGAAACATCATGGGTGTAGATGTACCGGATAATACAAGTTTGTTGGACCAGATTGCTTACTGTGCAAGAGTATCGAATCCATCAAACCAAAACACCTCATTAACGAGTGAGAAGTTGATTCGATACCTTATTAAGAACCAACACTGGTCTCCGTTTGAGATGGTGAATGTATGTCTGGAGATTGACACCACTAGAGACATTGCTAGACAAATTCTTAGGCATAGATCCTTCTCATTCCAAGAGTTCTCTCAAAGGTATGCAGATGCTTCTCAATTAGGTTTTGAACGTAGAGATGCCAGATACCAAGACACCAAAAATCGTCAGAATAGTACCGAACTAGACTTGAATATTGATGATGATAGGAGACTTGCCTATCAATGGGAGTTGATGCAAAATGACTTACTAAAAAGAATCAAAGAAACATACGGATGGGCTCTAGAAAAAGGCATAGCTAAAGAACAGGCTCGTACCATTCTACCAGAAGGTATGACAAAATCGAGAATGTATATGAATGGAACTCTTAGGTCATGGATACACTATATACAACTCCGAAGTGCAAATGGAACACAAAAAGAACATCGTGAAGTAGCTATTGCCTGTGCTAAAGCGATTGAGCCAGTGTTTCCAATGATAGAAGAATTTATAACAAAATAAGGCAAAAAAACATGACAGAGTACTTAGGTATTAAGATAGATTTGGAACGAGATAAACTTTTTGACGAACTAGGAGTAAAACGATTACAAGAATCGTATATGAAAGAAGATGAAACAAGTCCACAACACAGATTTGCATTCGTATCGAAGGCCTTCAGCAGTTCCCAGGACCATGCACAACGGCTATATGAATACTCTAGCAAACATTGGCTCTCTTATAGCACTCCCATTCTTTCTTTTGGTCGGTCTAAGCGTGGTTTGCCTATATCATGTTTTCTTAATTATATTGAAGATACTGCGGAGGGATTAGTTGAAAACTTATCAGAAACAAATTGGCTTTCTATGCTCGGGGGTGGAGTTGGTATTGGGTTTGGCATTAGGTCTGCTGATGACAAGTCTACGGGTATTATGCCGCACCTCAAAATTTACGATGCGTCATCTTTGGCGTACCGTCAAGGTCGTACTCGCCGTGGTAGTTATGCTGCCTATCTTGATATCAGTCATCCCGATATTATACCTTTTCTGGAAATGCGTAAGCCTACTGGAGACCCTAACGTCAGATGCTTAAATCTACATCACGGTGTTAACATCACCGATAAGTTCATGCATATCATTGAACAGAGTATGCTTGATCCAAATTTTGATGACTCATGGCCTTTGATTGATCCTCATTCATTTGAGGTGAGAGAAGTTGTATCGGCCAAAATGCTATGGCAAATGATTCTTGAAATTCGTATGCATACTGGTGAACCATATATTCACTACATTGATACAAGTAACAGAATGATGCCACAACATTTGAAAGATAAAGGTTTAAAGATTACCCAATCAAACCTTTGCTCAGAAATCATTCTACCAACAAATGAACAGCGTACTGCTGTGTGTTGTTTATCTTCTTTGAACTTGGAGACTTATGATGATTGGAAAGATGACAAACTTTTTCTTCGGGACGTGGCTGAGATGCTCGATAACGTCCTTCAGTATTTCATTGATAATGCTCCTAGTAGCATTGAAAGAGCAAGATATAGTGCTAGCCGTGAGCGCAGTATCGGTATTGGCGCTTTGGGTTTTCACGCATATCTTCAGAAAAACGGAATAGCATTTGAAGGTGTAATGGCAAAAGTTGAAAACAACCGAATCTTCAAAAATATAAGGAGCAAATTGGATGCCGCAAACAAACAATTGGGACAACAACGTGGGGAAGCTCCTGATGCTGTGGGTACTGGGAACCGCTTTTCTCATCTTATGGCCATTGCTCCTAATGCAAGTTCTTCCATTATTATGGGTAATACTAGCCCTAGCATTGAACCTTATAGGGCAAATGCTTACCGTCAAGATACTCTATCAGGTTCTTTCTTAAACAAGAATCGTTGGTTGGATAAACTCATTCAAGATAAATTATCAAATGAAAGTGGTATAATTTCACAAAATGAATATAATGATATTTGGTCATCAATCATTGCTAATGATGGTTCGGTACAACATTTAGACATTTTAGATGAGAACCAAAAGGCAGTATTCAAAACATCTATGGAGATTGACCAACGTTGGGTGATTGAATTGGCCGGTGATAGACAACAACATATTGACCAAGCACAATCATTAAATGTGTTCTTCAGACCAGATGCTAACATTAAATACATTCATGCTATTCATTTCATGGCATGGAAAAAAGGATTGAAAACTTTATACTATTGCCGTTCAGAGAAGATTGGTAAGGCAGATAAAGTGTCCAAGAAAATTGAAAGACAAGTTATTAAAGAGTTAGACATGGAACAAATTGCTCAAGGTAACGATTGTATAGCTTGTGAGGGTTGAATGCCATTATTAGTAAAAACAAAAGTTAGGCCAAGTGCCATTGAAGGCCTTGGTCTGTATGCTGATGAAGATATTTCATCTGGTACGATAGTATGGAAACATGATTTCATCATTGATGGATGGATTAGTGAAAATGATTGGCTTAATTATCCAGAATCACTAAAAGAACATATAAAACATTTTTGTTGTTATGATTCTAAGATGTGTGGATGGATCAGAGCAAGTGATAATGCAAATTGGATGAATCATTCTGATGAACCCAATTTAGATGTGCCTGATTATTATATTCACGTTGCAAACCGTGATATAAAAAAGGGAGAAGAATTAACTTTGAATTATAATGAGATAGGAGATGATGATGTCTTTTTTGATAGCGAATTTACCCCCAATTAAATGCTTTGTACGAAAGGAGTTTTTATACGACTTTGAAAAAGGATTTGGAGAATTAGTACCATGTCAATGGGTAAGTTTGAAATCAATCAAAGGCCAAGCGTTTAGGATTGAATCATATCTACCTGAATATGGAGCACTTTATGACAAGATACCATTACATGGTTATTGTTGGAAAGAAATTGAAGATGAGTTGCCTTTAGATTATTTGCAAATTTGGAATTGTATGTCTTATGACATTACCATTCTAAAGAAAGCAATCATTGAAAATTTGTCTTGTTCTTTTTTGGCTAAAGATAAAAAAATGGTTAAAGGACAATATATGTTTACAGTAGATTCAGCAAGTCCTGATTATAATATGTTAGATGTAAGTTATGCGGAAGATCCTGAAGACCACAAATCATTCAATTTTATTAAATGTGATAATGGACAGTTTGCTGCTCAGCCAAACAATAGAACTGTGTTCTTTGAGCCAAGTAGTAATCCTGCACAATTAAAACATCCTGATTTTAGAGTTGCAACTCAAGTGTATTCAGTTGAAACGAATGCTAAATGGTCATTGGGAGATACGAATACTGTAATGTATGAGAAAGTGTAAAAATGATAGCAGAATTATTGATAGCAGGATTTTTTACAGCAATAGGATGGTGGGGTGCTAACTATTATGTAATTGAACCTTATTTTCCACCTAGTGTAAAACAAACAGAGACAAAAAAAGATGATTAAAAAAGCAGATTCAAGGATTACAGATGAACGAACATACTTCAAACCATTCAATTATGCGTGGGCATATGATGCATGGCTTAAACACGAACAGTCTCATTGGCTTCACACAGAAGTACCTATGCTCGAGGATACTAAAGATTGGAAAAAGAAACTTACAGCAGAAGAGAAACAATTCCTTACACACATCTTTAGATTCTTTACTCAAGGAGACATTGATGTTGCCGGTGGGTACGTTAGGAATTATCTACCCTATTTTCCACAACCAGAGATAAGAATGATGCTCATGGGCTTTGCTGCTCGTGAGGCCTTACATATCGCTGCCTATTCTCATTTGATTGAAACTCTTGGTTTACCTGAAACAACTTACAATGATTTCATGGAATACAAAGAGATGGTTGAGAAACATGATTATGTGCTTGACATTTCAAAGCAAAATACAACTAAAGAGAATACTGCAACCCATATCGCCGTGTTCAGTGCTTTTACTGAAGGGATGCAGTTGTTCTCCTCTTTCATTATGTTGTTGAATTTTCCAAGACATGGTAAGATGAAAGGCATGGGCCAAATCGTTACATGGTCTATCGTTGATGAAACACAACATGCTGAGAACATGATTAAACTCTTTAGGACATACATTGAAGAGAATCGTGAAATTTGGAATGATGAATTGAAAAGTCGTATCTATACGATTGCAGAAAAAATGGTTGAACTAGAAGACAAGTTCATTGACTTGGCTTTCAACATGGGTCCAATGGAAGAGTTATCTCCAGAAGATGTAAAGAAATACATTCGATATATTGCTGACAGACGATTGATTTCATTAGGCCTCAAAGGTGTGTTTAAGGTGAAACGTAATCCATTACCTTGGGTTGAAGAGATGATTAATGCACCAACACATACCAACTTCTTTGAAAATCGTGCAACCGATTATGCAAAGGGTGCTTTATCTGGTGACTGGTCTGATGTTTGGGCCAGTTAATTTTTTAAATCATAATAAGAAGAATAAAAATGACAAACAAAGTAATATCAGGTGAATGCCTAAACTGTGAATCAACTTATGCAGTTGAATATGTTGAACAATTGGTCTCAACAGAATTGCCAGAACATTGCCCATTTTGTGGCGAACTCATCGAGGAATTATCCGAAGAATATATAGAGGATGATGACTATGATGAGAAAGATGAATGGTGAATTGGCAATATAATAACACAGACTTTACAGAAGACCAAATCGGTGACAGCTACGGATTTGTTTACCTTATAACCAACTTAGAGAATAACCGGAAATACATCGGTAAGAAGTTATTCTGGTTCTCTAAGACCAAACAGGTCAAAGGAAAAAAGAAACGTATAAAGGTGCCTTCAGATTGGCAAACTTATTATGGAAGTAGTGACGAATTGCAAAAAGATGTTATAATGTATGGACAGGATAAGTTCCGTAGGGAAATACTACATCTTTGCAAATCCAAGGGAGAGTGTAGTTATCTTGAAGCAAAAGAACAGTTTGCAAACAACGTTATGGAAAGTAATGATTATTACAATAACTGGATTATGGTTAGAGTAAGGAAATCACACATCAAGGACTACAATGAAAGATTACCTAAAACATCTGACGGAGGAAGATTATGATGCATACTTCTTTTTGCCACATGAATCACTCAGAGATGCAATAACAATCCAAGGAAATGTGTTCAATGATCCTGGAACAAAGATAGACGGAAGCTCTAGTGGTGATTGTTACCACATTTTGTTATTCAAGCAGGATGAAGAAGGCAATCCAATCCATTTGGATTTATTTGATGGTATATTGACTGCACCTTTGGAATATATGGACAGACTTATTCCGGACGATTGGTTTGGTATCATTTGTAGAAAAACAACAACATCCAACAAATTCATACAAGACACGTTTGACAATATCAAATCGATGTGATATAATAACATTTTAATTATTGGATTATATAATGATTCTCGTTGACCTGAACCAAGTTCTT